ACCAATGAGTCTAAATTAACTATGTTTACTTCTCCTGTATTTACTGGAAATGTTCCATCAGTTACTAGTTCTACTGCTACAAGTATAAAAAAAGACACTGATTTAGTAAATAGAGCGTATGTAGACTCTCAAATTATTAATTTAACTTGGAGATTATCGGTAGTTTGTGCAACTACAGGAGCATTAGGTACATCTAATAACCTTGTTGGTGGTACCATCACTACTACCTATAGTCCTGGAACTTTAGGTGTCGGGGCAACACTTACTATTGCTACATCAACTAACTGGACTGCAATTACTATTGATGAGTATTCTTTTGCTGTTGGTGACCGTATTCTTATTAAAAATCAAGATAATGCTGCATACAATGGAATATATACAGCTACAACTAAAGGTACTATAGGGACTACAACTTCGTTTGTATTTACCAGAGCTACTGATTCTGATTTGGCTTCAGAGAACTTTTCAAGGCATGCAGTTTATGTTGAAAATGGGAGCGTTAGTTCTGATTATGCAGATAGAGCTTTTACAAATATTGTAGATGGCGATGTAGTAATGGGAACTACTCCTCTCACATATACTCTTGCAGCTGGTCTTTCCAATGCAATTGTTCCACTTACAGGAGTGGGTAGAATTCCTTATACAAATTCCAGTAGAGGACTCACATACACCATTCCATACTCAAATACTGGGCAAGTTTTAAAAAGTGGTTTTGCTGCTCCAGGTGCAAATTTAGGTTGGTATGATCCATACCCATTTGATATGAAAACTGGAAAAATTGCTTCTACTGACTGGGATAATGTTGCTAGTCCAGTGGGTGAAGCAGTTGTTACTTTTGCTGTTTCTTTTCCAACTGGCGTTGTGCCTAACATAACATTGAGTCCAATATCAGTTGGGAACGATTTAATTATAGTTACTTTAAAAGAAGCACCTACAAACACTGGATTTACAGTTGTGGCTAGAAGATTGCAAGCATCTGCAACTGTTACTACTGCTGGTGGTACTCAAATTGCTAGAACAGGTGCTGATTTAATTTCTAATGCTAATCCGACTACCTATTGGACAGCAGTCCAAGGAGCAAGGATAGTAGGTACTCCATCCAGCACTAATGATGGTAGAACAGACTACGAAACCGTGGGTTAATAATGGTAGAATTAAGTAGAAGCTTTGGAGAATAAATAATGTTTATAATTTTAAAAATAACTACAATTGATGAAATTGCGGAATTTATTGTTTATAACAAATTTTCTCGCTCTGAATTAGCGAGATATTCAACCTATGAAGAGGCATTTCAAGACATGCTTAGTAGGAAATAGTAGTAAAATAGAAACATACAAAAGATATAAATAAGGAGATACAAATGTCAGACAACAATCAATCAGAACTTCTAAATGGAGTTTTAAACATTACCCGTGACCAGCTAACTCGCTCTATGGGTATGGCTACCGAGCTAGAAGCTCTTCTAATTATTGAGCGAAAGAAAACTGCTGAACTTGAAGCTAAGGTTTCTGAACTCGAGAGTGCTTTGGAAGAAAAAAAGAAATAAATGATAGCCGTAAAAGACGGCAACCGCACTTTGTATGTTGATGGCGAGTTGCTAGCCGACTCAACGTCATATAGACGTGGATCTACTAGATGGATAGAGTTTAAACTCTATAAAACCGTCGGTGGACAATATGTGCTGTCTAGGGTAGGTGTATCTGTTATTTATCATGGAGCTGCGTGTGAGCTTGTAAGTAATTATAAATTACAGGAATCATCCCAGGAAAATCTTGAGTTAAATAGTGTTCCTTGCGAAAGGTGCTCTCCGGATAATAGCATAAGTTTAATTTTTCCAGAGAAGAACCGCTACTGGGCTCAGGTCAGCGAGCAAGCTTCAGCAGTGCTGGATGCACTATATAAGTACGATGATGGCGGTGCTAGGTATCTAACCAACGTAGCTCAAAGGCTGCTAGAGGATGCTTCCAAAAAAGACAAAGATATTGCAAATGTCTACAGATTTGAGATAATCGAATAAAACTAGTAATATAGCTTTACCAATACGAAAGACGCAAATGACAAACTTAGACGGTGTAAAACTAGAACTTGTCGACAATGTCGATAAAGCTCGCGAGTTTATATCTTGGTTAGGCGAACGCCGACCACACAATGCAATATCCATTGATACTGAAACTGGCGAACTTCCAGGCGGTAAACGTGATGATGCTCTATCTCCTTGGCATGGCCAGCTAAGATTAGTTCAGGTTGGCGATGGTATGACTGGGTGGGCTATCCCCTGGGGCGAGTGGTCTGGTGTATTTTACGAGGCAATGGACAAGTTTGACGGCCCGATTGTCTGCCACAACATTGCCTTTGAGGCTCGCTGGTTTGAGATTCAGTCCCGTTGGAAGATGCCTTGGCATCGAGTCCACGACACCATGATTATGGCTCACCTTATTGACCCTCTAGGTTCAGGTGCTTTGAAAAACTTAACTTCTCGTTATGTAGATGCTAATGCTGCTCGTATGCAGCAAGTTTTAGATGATGGCATGGTAAAAAATGGCTGGACCTGGGGAACTGTGCCTATTAACTATCAGCCTTACTGGGCTTATGGTGCCCTGGACCCTGTTCTTACAATGCGTCTTTGGGAGATCTTCTGGGAAAAGTGTGGTCCTGGAAAGCCTTACAGCCAGGCTTACGAACTTGAGATGAACACTCGTCGCATTGTTACTCGCATGGAACTCAACGGTGCTCGTCTAGACCTCGACTACTCAAGAAAAAAGCATCAGGAACTAGTTGACTATACAGAGCAGGTCAAAGACTGGGCAAAGAATACTTACGGGTTTTCTATTACAAGTAACGCTCAGCTAGTTCGCCAGTTTGAAGCACTTGGTGCAATGATTACTGAGACAACTCCGTCTGGAGCTAAGTCAGCCTCTGCAGACCAACTCAAGCTGCTGCTGCGTGACGGTACTCCGGAAGTGCAACAACTTGCAGACGTAGCTCTTAAGCAACGTAAGGCAGATAAGCTTGCATCTACCTACTTCTCAAACTTTATCAACGACAACGTAAACGGCTTTGTTCACCCATCTGTCAAAACTCTTGGTGCTCGTACTGGACGTATGTCTATCCAAAACCCGGCTCTACAGACCCTTCCTAAGGGTGACGACACTGTTCGTCGTGCTTTCTTGCCTAAAGACGACAAGCACGTAATCATTACTTCGGACCTTGACCAAGTTGAGTTCCGTATGTTTGCGTCGCTGTCTCAGGACCCAAACCTAATCAACCTATTTAATATGGCAGACGCGACTGGCTCAGATCCATTTACTGAGATTGGTCGTGAAATCTATGGTGACCCGACAATGCAAAAGTCAGACAAGAGACGTGGTCTAATCAAGGGCGTAGTTTATGGACGCCTCTATGGCGCAGGTGTAGCTAAGCAGGCTTTGACTGCTGGTGTTCCAGAAGACCAGATGCGTGCGGTATCTAACGAATTTGATAAGCGTTTCCCGGGTATGCAACTGTTCCAAAAAAGAGTTGAAGATACTGGTATGCGTCGTCTTCGTTCTGAGGGTCAAGGTTATGTAAATACTTGGACTGGACGTCGACTACCTTGTGACGAAGACCGAGTCTATGTTTTAACTAATTATTTAATACAAGGTGGTGCTGCTGAAATATTTAAATCCAATCTCGTAAGACTAGATCAGGCAGATTTAACAGAACTCCTTATTGTTCCGGTGCATGACGAGATTGTTTTAAACGCCCCTAAAGATAGCGTAGAAGATATTAAACAAATTGTACGTGAATGTATGACCACTACTGAGGGATGGCAGGTACCACTAACTGCCGATGTAGATGGCGGATTTACTAACTGGGGGGGTAAATACTTATAGTCTTGTAAACTATGTGGTAGCCTTGATCTATGGCCAGTTTATATACGCTTTCATTAAAATTAAACATAGAAAATATACGCTACGTAGGTATAACTAAATATGATGATGTAGAAATAAGACTTAAAGCTCACAAAGAAAAAGTAGGTAGAGTAAATAGACCAGTCACCGATTGGATCGCTAAATATGGTAATGATGTAGTAATTATAAAATTAGCAGGTGATTTATCCTGGGATGAAGCCTGTCTGCAAGAGATAGAGTTAATAGCTAAACTAAAAAATGAAGGGTTTAATCTTTTAAATATGACATCAGGTGGAGACGGGTCGCTTGGTAAAAAAGACTCCGAGGAAACTAAAAGAAAAAAATCAATAAGTAGTACTGGAAGAGTATTTTCAGATGAGTCCAAGAAAAAAATTTCTATAGCAAATACAGGGAAAAAAAGATCGGATGAGTCAAAAAAGAAAATGTCTGATGCAAGAAAAGGTAAACCATTATCACCAGAGCATGTAGAAAAAATTAGAAAAAAATTAATCGGGAGAAAGTGTAAACCAGAGACAGCTAAAAAAATATCGGACGCTCAAAAAGGTAAAAAATTGTCTGATAATCATGTAGCTAATTTAAAAATAGCGCAAGCAAAACGTAGAGAACGAGAAAGACAGGAGAAGCAAGACAGACAAGATGAAAAATTTAACTAAATTTGTCCTAGCTGTAGACCCTGGCAAAGCCAGCGGTATTGCGTTGTTTAAAAAAGAAGATGGCCAGGACCCAGAGCTAGTTTGGTCTGGGGAATATCAGCAAGATGAGTACGCTCAGCCGATTAGAAAAGCTCTAGCCCAGGCTATGATGGAGGGCATTGCTATAGAGATTGCTTGCGAGCGATTTACTATCAATGCTCAGACTGTAAAGAACTCCCAGTCACCTTACTCTTTGGAGCAAATTGGTATTTTAAAGCAGTGCATGATTGATTTAGGTATGAAAGCCGAAGATTTAAACCTACAAGCCCCGTCAGATGCTAAAGCTCTTTTTCCTAATCCAGCACTAAAGAAGCTCGGTTACTGGCACAAAGGTGGCGAAGGCCACGCACTTGACGCAATCCGACACGGCTTGCTAAGATTTGTAAAAACAGGGTGGCATCCTGTAGGCTTATTAAAAGAATAAAAGTATTAGCAAAAAATTAACACAACAGAGTTTTTTTCTGCTAGTATGTACTTACACAACGACAAAAGGAATCCAATGACTGTATTTGTAGACCTCGACCCAGCGGGCGGGCACATCGTCATTAACGCTGAATGGCGTTTAAAAGAACTATGTAAAAGCCTCCCTGGAGCTTCCTGGGACACCAAAACTTCTGTATGGCGTATTCCGCTTTCATGGGCTGGATGCTTAGCTCTACGCTCTACTTTCCGTGACAGCCTAGTTATTGGAGACGGTCTAGCTGCCTGGGCAGCCACTGAAAAACTTACTCGCATTGACCCGTCAAATGCTCTTCGTGATGTTGACATCTCAGAGATCGGTGACCAAGACTTGTTCCCCCACCAGCGTGCTGGAGTTGAGTTCTTAGCTACTGCTAAGCGTGCTTTACTTGCTGATGAACCTGGACTTGGTAAAACTGCTCAAGCTATTCGTGCTCTAAAGAAGATGCATGATAATGGCGAGCAGGTTTTTCCTGCACTAGTTATCTGCCCAAACACTCTTAAGAAGAACTGGGAGCGTGAGTTTGATAGATGGTGGCCAGGAGTAAATGTAACTGTAATTAATGGCTCTGCCGTTAAGCGTCGTGCTCAGTTTGACCAGCAATCTGACGTAATTGTTATTAACTGGGAATCATTACGTACTCATTCAAGACTTTCTTCTTATGGCTCTATTGCTCTTGCCCGTTGTATTGATTGCAAAGGTCACGACTCTAGAATCACTCCTGCCCGTTGTGAGGTACATACTCGTGAACTAAACGAGATTGACTTCAAAGCTGTTATTGCTGACGAGATCCACCGCTCAAAAGACCCAAAGTCTAAGCAGACTCGTGCTCTCTGGGCAGCTACCGGAGATGCCAACATTCGTTACGCTCTTACTGGTACTCCAATTGCTAACAATGTGATTGATCTTTGGCCTATTCTTCACTGGTTAGAGCCAAAAGAGTGGCCTAGCAAGACTAAGTGGATTGACCGCATGATTGACACAATGATTAATGCTTTTGGTGGAATGATGGTTCTTGGAGTGAAGGCTCACATGGAAGAAGAGTTCTATGCGGCAATCAATCCTCGTATGCGTCGCATGCTCAAGTCTCGCGTGCTTCCTTGGCTACCAGAAGTTATTACTGAACGTCGTGATGTCGAGATGGGTGCAAAGCAGGCCAAGGCTTACAAGCAGATGCTAGAGCATATGATTACTCTTTTAGAGACTGGAGAGTCTTTAATTGCATCTAATCCGTTGACTCAGACTCTTCGTCTTCTACAGTTTGCTAGCTCCTATGCTGATGTATCTGTAGACGAGACTGGAAAAGAAAAAGTTACTTTGTCAGACCCCTCCTGTAAAGTAGATGCTCTGATGGATGATATTAAAAATGGTGACTTTGGTGAAGACTCTGTAGCAGTCTGTGCAGTGTCTCGTCAGCTCATTGAAATCCTAAGTGCTCGCTTAACTAAAGAGGGTATCGAACATGGTTTGATTACTGGTGCTCAGGATCAGGATGAACGTCAGAAGTCTATTGATGACTTCCAGTCTGGTAAGACTAAGTGGATTCTTTTCACTGCTCAAGCTGGTGGTGTTGGTGTCACCTTGACAACAGCACGAAGACTTGTTATGCTACAAAGACCGTGGTCTCTTGTTGATTACAAACAAGCACTCGACCGTGTACACCGCATTGGCTCTGAGATCCACGATTGCGTGATTATCACTGACTATGTAACAGAAGGAACCGTCGAAGAGCGTGTAATTGAAGCTCTAGACACAAAATCAGATAATTTTGAGCAGATAGTTCGAGACAAAGAACAACTACTCAAAATGCTCAAAGAAAGTAAGGCAACTCTATAATGACAACTGAACCAATTAGAATCTCTAACTCTGAGATTCAAACATTCAAAGACTGCCGTCGTCGCTGGTGGTTTACCTATTACCGTCGTCTAAGACCAAAGGTAGAAAACTACACTGGTGCTCTAGCTCTTGGTTCTCGTATCCACGAGGCTCTAGATCAGTACTATTCAACTGGCATTCCGCTTTTAGATGCTCACTCAAAACTAGTTGCTAAGGATATGAAAACTCTTACCGACCAGTATCGTGACACTACCGAGCTTGAAACCGAAGCTGAACTTGGTCGCGTAATGCTTGAGGGCTACCTAGAGTGGGTAGAACTTGAGGGTATCGATGCAGAGATTGAAATGATCTCTACTGAAGAAATTATTGAACGTCCAATGATGGATGGTCGTGTAACCCTACAAGGTAAAATTGATATGCGTGTCCGTCGTAAGATTGACGGAGTTCGTATGTTCCGTGACTTCAAGACGGTTGGTAGCTCATTCACTGAGTTTGGTTCGACTGCTCATATGAACGAGCAGATTCTTACCTACATGCTTCTAGAAGAAGCTCAGAACCAGGGCGGTGAGCGCTCTGAGGGTGGCATCTTTACTATGCTTCGTAAGGTAAAGCGTGGAGCGTACGCAAAGCCACCGTTCTATGGTCAGATTGAAGTTCGCCACAATGCTTTCACACTTCGCTCATTCTGGCAACGTCTTGAGGGTACTCTTGAAGACATGCTTCGAGTCCGTGATGGTCTCGATGCTGGAGAGAGCCACTATAAACTTGCATATCCAAAGCCGTCTCGTGACTGCAAATGGAAATGCCCATTCTTCTCTATTTGCCCGCTTGTTGACGATGGTTCGGCAGCAGAAGCAGCAATTAGCGATGCGTTTGCGGTCGCCGACCCTTACGGTTATTACAACAACACAGAGACGAAAGGAGCAGAGTAATGTCGCAAGTCGATCGCAGTTTAACCATTATGGTTTATGGCGAATCTAAGGTTGGTAAATCAACCTTTGCCGTTACCGCACCCTATCCACGTTTGATGTTGGACGTAGAAGGCGGTCACCGCTTCCTACCTATCAATGTCAAATACTGGGACCCAATCCGTGAAGAGCCACCAGTGGCTGACGGAACCTGGGACACAGTTGTAGTCCAAGTTCGTGACTACGACGTCGTTATGAAGACATTTCAATGGCTTCAGAGCGGCAAACACCAGTTCAAGTCCTTAATCATTGACTCCATCTCGGAGTTACAGGTTAAGTGCATGGACCAAATTGCAGGTACAGAGCAAATGAAGATGCAACAGTGGGGCGAACTACTTCGTCACATGGGCGCACTACTTCGTGACCTCCGTGATCTTACAATGCATGCAACCCAGCCGTTAGAGGCTGTGGTGCTGACTGCAATGGCTCGTAAGGGTCAGGATGGCGTATACCGTCCTTATCTACAGGGTCAACTTGCAATTCAGGCTCCATACTTCTACGATATTCTTGGAGCAATTACAGTGGAGCAGGTTCCAAATCCTGACCCAATGCAGTCGCCTTACAAGGTTCGTCGAATGTATGTAGAACGCACTCCGGAGTATGAAGCCGGTGAGCGTGTACAAGGACGACTTGGAAAAGTCGTTGAGCAAGGCGATCTAGGAGTAGAACGCATGCTTGACATAGTCTTCGGTGAGAAGGCTGCAACTACAACTACAACTACTAATAAGAAAGCAGGCTAAACCAAAAATGACATCAGTCAACTGGTCCGACCTAATCAAAGAAGCTGGCGATACAACCACCAACTTCGAACCACTGCCGGATGGCGATTACGAACTTAAGGTAATTGACTCTAAGGCAACAACCACCCAGACGGGTAAAACTATGTTTAAAATCACCACTGAAGTTCAGGGTGGTCCACATGGCAAGCGTCGCGTCTGGGACAACCTAGTTGTCTCGCCTGAAAATGGTAAGGCTCTTGGCATGTTCTTTATGAAGATGACCGCACTTGGTTTGGGAAAGTCATACTTTGACCAGAACCCAAGCAACGCTCAGATTGAGCAGGCCCTATTCGGTCGCTCATTCCGTGCAACTCTTGGAACCAAGACCTACAACGGTAACCGTAGCAACGAAATCAAGCAGTACCATATTATTCGTACTGATGTTGCTCCAGGTACTACTGAAGCACCTCAGGCTACTACAGCTGCCGCTCCGGCTCCTGCCCCTGCTCCGGCTCCTGCCCCTGCTCCGGCATCACCTGTTACTTCGGATGCAACTCCGTTCTAGCACTCAGATAGACTCGGGGGGCACCTTATGGTGTCCCCCGTATCTATAAGAAAGGTATATATGAAAATCCTGTTTACAGGTATGGCTTCTCACCACACCAAGCCATCAACAAACGTTACTTTTTTTAGGACTCTATCTGAAAGAGTCGAAACATTTTCCACCGTAGAGTGGGCAAATCCAAGCGTTAATTGGACCAAAGACTATTTAGCTCAGTATGACTATGTTGTAGTTGGACTGACTCCGCCAACCAGCCTAAGTGCAAATAAAGTTTATGGAGCATTGCATACAATAAATATTATGTATGACTCTCCTAAGTTAGTTATGGTTTTAGACCATCCTCAGCTGTGGCAGTATAAGCATGGATTTAACTCAATTGATGCAAATCCACTAAATATATTCACTGACTTTTATTCAAAGCGTAGAGAGTTCTCTCTAGCTAAAAAGTTACACCTAGAGAGCATAGCTGAGGCAAACAAAAAACTACTTACTAAAAAGTGGCCTAAGACTTTATATCCAGCTTTGCCTTGGAGGGTTACAAGAGATATAGACAAACTTCTTGGTCTATCTGCCGAAGATAGCTTAATACCAGTAAATTTAGATGCGTTTTTAATAACAAAAGACGAGCCAGTAAGTAAAAAAGTCAAGCCTACCTGGGTAACTGACCAGCCAAAATCTAGATGGGTAAATAATTTGTCTAGTCTTCTAAACCTGCCCATAAGCTCCCTGGGCTCGACTAAGAACTTATCTGATTCTGATGCGTTTGACTTCATAGATAGTTCTTTTGGCCTTCTATTAGCCCCTCAGGAGCGAGGAGTGGGGGTTTGGTGGTCATATAGACTAATCCAGGCACTGAACTCAGGGACGCCAGTACTTTCAGATTGGAAAGAAACTTTCGAACTTGGCCCTGAATGGTCACTACTTGGCTATGAGCTTGAAGCCCAGACAAAAGAAGATATAATTAAAATTGCAAAACTACAAAAAGAATCGTATCTCAGCAATATTTCAACAAAAAAAGATTCAGATACCCTTCTGAGTTCCATATTTAAAGAGACAAAGTAGGAGAAAAATGCCAGAAATTAATTTTGGTTGGATACACCAGCAGCTAGAGAGTTCAAAGGTAGAAATAAATGTAGGTAACTCATTGATAGCATTGCTCAAGACCTGGGAAGGCCAGGAGCTAACTACCGATCAAGCTAAAAAAGTATTAGATTACTTTTCTAAACTAGCACTTGGAGTCAATGTCTATGATGATACCCCGCAAGAAGAAATATGGGTTCCGGCAGAGCCTGGTCGACTAGTCGTTGGCGATGAGGTAAGAGTACTAAAAGATGCTTTTACTGATAAAGTCGGCGTTCTACATAACGGTAGACGTGGCAAAATTGTAGGAATCCGTTATGGAGACATTATCTTTAAGTCAACTGATAATAAAACTCCAGACCTTAATGGCGTCCACTACTCGCCATATAAGCTGGAAAAAAGAATTAGATAATGCGTACATCATTTGAACTAAAATTTGAAGCCGAAAACTATGAAGCAGCCATAAATCTTGCTGCTAAGTATGTTGGTGAATTTTTAGATATGCCTGTCAATGAAGTTTCTGATAAAACTGACATGGAGCTAAAAGTTGAGCTAGTTGATGATAAATATCAGGTAACAGCCTATGGCAAATTAAAAACAAATTTTGCTGCATTTGGACTTGACAAGCATAAATAAATCCCATATTATTTAGTCATGCAAACATTTGTACCTATAACTACTAGTTTCGAAGATATCGCTAAGGTGCTTGACAATAAGCGCCTCAACAAGCAAGCCTTAGAAGGCTGGCAGATTCTTATGACTCTGCTTGAGCTTGATCCACAAGGAGAACACCGTACTCCTAAAGGCTGGGTAAACCATCCAGCAGTAAAGATGTGGCGTGGCCACGAAATGGCTCTATACTACTATATACAGTGCATGGTAGACGAATGGAGACGTCGTGGCTATAAGTCAACTATTGGCGACAAGGCTAAAGCAACAGTTTTTCGTGCGCTTGAGCTAGGGATAATTGATGACTCTAATATGTTTAATCCTCAGTGGATGAGATATCGACCTCAATATAAGGAAATTGCTGCAAGCCATAGAGCCGCACTTTTAAGTAAAGATTATGAGTGGTATTCACAGTTTAATTGGCCAGAAGACAGGGGATATTACGTAGAAACATACGAATATGTGTGGCCAGTATAATTTGTAATTTATCGCAAGTTTAGTACACTAAAAAGAACTTATTAATATATAATCTTTATATGGCTAAAGATTCTAGAATCGGTGAGTCCCTCTGGTTTATCTGGGAGGGGGACAGTAAAGAGCCATTTCACAAAGACTCTATCGTGTTCTACACAGAGGAGCATGTGGATATTGAAGAAGATGTTGTAAGAAAAGCTCTAGCTTCTTCTATACAAAGAGAAGGTATATCTGATTCCCTTTCTGGCGGATTTATGCTTATAGCTTCGGGAGCTTCCGGCCATTCTTATGCTGGCTACTCAACTGATTATGAGACGCAAGCTATTTGCAACTCTAACGGTTATTCGGAATCTGGACTAATTCTAAGTAAGGTTGCTCCGATTACTTGGGTAGAAATTTTTGATGTTTATTAGTAATGAAGATTGGCACGAAGATGCCGAATGCGGCAAGCCGGAAAATAAAGAATACATAAAAGATTTTTTTTCTAATAAGGCTTCTCAACAATACAAGGCATTAAAGATTTGTGACGCATGTCCGGTCAGAAAAGAATGTCTTCGCTGGGCACTAGATACTAAGCAAGTATGGGGAATTTGGGGTGGCTTAAACTACAAGCAAATTCGTCGAACACTTTCCGTAAACTGGGAAGGTCAAGAGATGCGCCATAATAGGTTCCCACTTTGCCCTTACTGTAAATCCAAAACAGCTTCTTTATCAACTAAAACTATTTCCAGGCCAAATGGTGGCCGCTGGGCAACTATGAAAATGGTTGAATGTTCAGATTGCCTGTTTAGCTGGCAAAGCAGAACTAGTGCTAATGCGGTTGACGCTTACCACTCACAAGAGACTAAAAAGAAAAAGTCTTAAATAACTTTATTTATTTCTTACAGGAATAACGCTGATGTATTCGCGTGGATCAAAGTCTCCACCAAACGCCATTGTTAATAACCCAGGCTTAGATTCTAAACCTGCACGATCACGGAACCACTCTGAACCTGGGTCTGTAGTCGGGCACTGAAGCCATAGACGGTCACCAATATCCATAGTTCGGAAGTTGTGGAAGTGTCCTGATACCCAGATGTCTGCAAGACCTAATGCAGTCTGTCCAGCAGCTTGGCCTGACAAATATCTTAGAACGTTGTTCTGATTTGCTTGGTGTCCGTGGAACATTCCCAAGTGAGTTCCGCAGATCTCTGTGACCAAGGTTTGATGACCAGATGATGGAAATCTAAACTCCACATGCTGCAGGGCAGGATTCTCTGCGCAGGCATCTTGAACTGCTGAAGCAATCTCGACGTTCCAACCATCTGCTGGGTCTGCTGCAACTTGACGAGTTACCTCGTCGTGGTTTCCATTAATAACTGGAACAATCATGTTTTCAGCTAGTGGTGCAAAAGCTTTAATTTGAGCCATGAGCAATCTACGTGCAACTCTTACCTGTTCGGTTAGTCCTAGGTCTGAGGCAGCTTGACCCTGAAGACGACCATGCTGGCTAACGTTACCCTCTACGTGGTCTCCCGGAAGCCCGAGAGTGATTGTTCCAAATGAGAGTCCCATTTTTTGGTAGTTAGTAAATTTATTTACAGCTGCTTCTGTTAAGTAAAGAAGTCTGTCGATTGATTGCTGAGTCCCCTGCGTTCCAGATTTTTTACCAATCTGCTGGTCGCTAGGGAACACTCCGTAAGAGCCGGTTCCGGTTGCTTTTTTAATTCCCGTTGCTGGACGCCATTTTTTAAGTTCATCAACTAGCTTCTCGGCATCTAGTTGGTCATAACGAACAAGTGTGTTTGGAACTAAGTTGACTCGAAGTGATTCAAGAAACTCGCCGTCATACTTTTGCCACTTGCCGCGACGCATGGACGATACTGTCCATTCGTTAGGGTCTAATCCAAACTCTTCAATTACAGTAGCTGCGTCTGGTATCTCGGAAGAAGGCCTAGGTTTAGATATAATAAACCCACCCTTCGATGTGTCTACGTCCATTCTTGGACGCCAGTCTTCTGGAATGTTTAAAGCTTTAACATCTGAACCAGATTTTCCGGGACTACTTAAATCTTCTAAACGTTCTGAGATTCCCATTTACTTAGCCATTCTTTTGCAAGGGCATTCGCCACGACGGTGACGATCTACCGCACTATTACTTATGTCGTGTCCTTCTTCGCGAAGAATACGTCCAATAGTGCTGTTATTAATTCTAGTTGGATTTCCTTCTTCTACATCAATAACGGTTTTTAAATTTGTCCTATCTTGCTCTGGCAAGATGTTCCCAGTTAATAGTGTTCCTATCTTGCATAGCCGGACTATATGAGTAGTATTGGCAGCAGATAGTTTCTCAGATAGTGACATCGCTCTCCTTGTGTCGTTTATGTCATTAAGTATAGCGAGGTTTTAGTATATTAGCTAGCTTTTTTACGTGCTCTAACTGATTTAATTTTTGGTTCCTCTATTGGGCTATTTTGGCCTAAAACTATAGTTTTAATGATTCCGATCTCTGCGCCGGTCTTCATTACATGAGCTTCGATGTTATTGACTCGATCTGCCAGGGAGCTTCCGCCGTTTTCCCAGAGCTGATGTTCTACCCGGTCGAGTCGATCTGCTAGAGTTCTACCATCTTTATCGGTTCCTAATGCTTGACCGATACGGTAAACTAATCTGTATATGGAGTAGATACCACCAAAAATTACGCCTAATGCTGTAATTACTGCGGCGATTGTGAAAATGGCTTCTGTTGTCATGGCCTATAATAGAACTCTCTGGAAAGTAATTAGATTTGCTTTTTCCATTTTACCCTATAAGGGATCGCTTTATTTGACGGGCTGTTAGTTCGAGCCGCCAATAAGTATAGCCATTTCGGCACTGTAACTTGCACTCGCCTGCATGCGGGTGTACTATTTTTATTACTAACTTATTGGAAAGACGTTTATATGAGCAACTGGGAATCTGCTGGCAACGGCCGCCTACCTAAAGGTGCAGAATGGTACGCTAAGCAGGGTTGGGTGCTACTTCCTGTTCATGGTATTGAAGATGGTCGCTGTACATGTAATAAGCCTCACGGGGACTCTAAAGACGTAGGTAAGCACCCAGCTCTTTATAACTGGAATACCGAAGCTAGCTCAGACCCTACTCAGGTGGGGATTTGGTGGGAGCAAAATCCTGAATATAACATTGGTGTTTTTTGTAAGCCATCTGGCTTTTTTGCAATTGATATTGACCCACGTTCGGGCGGTGATGAGTCTTTTGAGATTCTAGAATCCCGTGCTGAAGGAAACCTACCTCCAACCGTTGAAGCCATAACTGGTGAATACAACGTTAAGGGCAAGGTAGTTCGTGGACGTCACCTTATCTATCGCTGCGACCCAAATGAAAAATTCCTAGGCAACCTATCTAAAGAGGGTCTAAAAGGAATTGATATCAAGCACAACGGATATATTCTTATTGCTCCATCTCGTCACTTCTCTGGTACATCATATGACTGGAAGCCTGGTCATGCTCCATGGGAAATGGAGATTGCTGACGCCCCGGAAGACCTACTATCTGTACTCCGAGCCAAAGCACTTCGTCAGTCCAGCGGATCTTCATACAAAGATGGCAACTGGGATTGGGTATCTGAACTAGAGTTTGCTGGCGAACGTGTTGACATTGAAAAAGTTCTTGAAGAAGGAATTGACGAGGGCCATCGAGCAGTAGAGGTTTATCGACTTGCCTGTGCACTTGCAAACAAGTTTGGAACTAGTTCCGAGGCTCGTTTGATGATTGAGTCAATGATGATTCGTTTTAACCACGAAATGGTTAGACCTCCGATGGAACTTGAGGGCACTAACTCACTTCTAATGCATGTTCACCGTGCTATTGACTTTGTTGGTTCTAGTCCAAAGATTGATCGTTCTTGGCCAGGGCTTACTGAGTGGGTTGCAAACCAAGGTCAGGAGTGGGCTAATAACTCGTCTTCCAAGACTGCAACTTCCTATTCTCCTAATGTAGTTGGCACGTCAGTGACTCGACTAATCGAAGATGGTATGTCTATATCTGATGCTTCTAGTAACGGAAACTTAGACCTACCTAAAGACTTAGATGCTATTTCCGAAGAAGATGGTGGTCGTCCAGGTTGGCGTACACTTACTGATGTTGGAAATGGTCGTCGGTTAGTTGACACTTATGGTTCCGCTATTCGATATACCCCTGGCCTTGGTTGGTTCCACTGGGATGGGACATACTGGCGTCCAGATGCCGAAGACCTAGAACTTCAAGAACTTGCTAAGCGTATTGCCCCTGTAATTGCTAGCGAGGTAGGAAACTATGGTGAAGACGAGCAGCAGAAAAAACAAGATGTAATTAAGTGGGCTAATCAAGCTAAATCAAATAGCCGAATTAATAACATGATTACCAGTTGCGTCTCTGACCCTCGTGTTGTTGTTGGTGTAGAACGCTGGGATGGCGATGAAAATCTGCTTGGTGTTATGAATGGTGTAATCGACCTAAAGACTGGTGAACTATTACGTGGTAAGCCAGATCTATATATTACAAAGCGTGCTCCGGTTTCTTACACCCCTGGACTTCGCAACGTACGCTGGGAGCAGTTTATTGATTATGCAACTGGTGGAGATAAAGAACTTCAAGACTGGATTCAGAGAGCAGTTGGATACACGCTAACTGGTTTGAATAATCAAGACATTATGTTCTTAGTTTATGGTCCTCCTGGTTCTGGTAAAAATACTTTTGTTGAGACTATTGTCGAAGCTCTTGGTACAGAGCAGTATGCTGGAGCACTCTCTTCTGAAGTTCTTGCTGCCGGAGATGGTAGATCCAGCTCTTCTGATCAGTACTACTTAGCCGAACTTCGTGGTAAGCGTATGATTTGGGTAGACGAGTTGCCTGAGACTGAGCGTCTAAAAGAAAATAAGATTAAGCAACTTACTGGTTCATCCACTATTCAAGCACGCTCTCCTGGCGAGAAGCCATTTACATTCCGTGCTCAAGGAAAGTTGTGGGTCACAACTAACCACCGTCCTATGATTACTGATGATGCCATGTGGCGTCGTATTCGTCCTATTCCATGGACAAATGTCGCGGAGAATCCAGACCCGGCTTTAAAGGCTTATCTAGCTGACCCTGAGGGTGGGCTTCCTGCAGTTCTTGCTTGGGCCGTTGAGGGTGCAATTAAATACTTAGGTTCATCTGCTCGTGACCCACTTGGCTGGTGCTCTGCTGTCCGTGAAGCAGCTGATATTTACCGTAAGAATGAAGACCGTATTGGCCTATTCCTAGATGAAGAAACACGCGAAACAGAGGGTGCTTCGGTACTTGTAAAGCAGTTATACTCCATCTATAGAATGTGGTCAGATGAACGCGGTGAGCGTCCTATGACTCAGATTGCATTCCAGCGCAAGTTGACTGACCGTGGTCTACCTATTGTCGGTCAGGGCTCTAGAGCCGAGGTTAGAAACCGTACTCAGATGCCAAGAGTGGTAGAAACTGCTGAAGTTGATTGGTCTATGGCAACACGTTTTGCACGCAACATATAGCATTTATGTGCTAGTGTAATTATGTGCTGCTCGGGAGAGATTGGCCATCGAGGGGTCTGTTTATTAAACAGGCCCCTCAAATTAAATTTATTGTTAATTTAAGGAATATATGCACGTAAGAATAGCAACCCCTATGTATGGAGGAAACTGTAAAGGTATCTATGTAGATAGTATTTTAGCTCTCACCTTTGCACTAGCCAGAGCCGGGCATGAAGTTTCTTTCTCCAAGATATATAACGAAAGTCTTATTACTAGAGCAAGAAATAATCTTGTTTATGAATTTTTAAATAGTACTGCTGATGTACTTTTATTTGTAGATGCTGATGAGGGTTTTAGTGCTCCAGATGTTCTTAAAATGCTTGAATTAGACAAAGATATTATTGGTGGAATTTATCCGATGAAAAATATTAACTGGGAAAATATTAAAAAAGCTGTATTAGCTGGAAAAGAAAATTTAACGGAGTATTCTGGATTTTTTGCACTAAACCTACTCCCAGGTGAGACTCAATTTCAAGTAAATCAGCCAGTTGAAGTTACAGAGGTTGCCACTGGTTTAATGGCTATTAAGCGTTCTGTTTTTGAAAAAATGGAAGAGCACTGTCCAAAATATGCACTAAATAATAGCACTGCTAATTTTGAATTTGACAAAATGGTTACAGAGTTTTTTACAACTAGTATTACTCCCGAAGGTATTTTACTGTCAGAAGATTATCACTTTTGTCGCAAGTGGAGATCCTTAGGTGGTCAAGTATATGCTGCACCATGGGTTGCCGTTGATCATGCTGGAGAATACGTCTTTAGTGGTCGTTTTTCTTCTTATGCAGAGTTAAACGCTACTAAAATTGAATAATATGATCTTAGATAATTTAGTTCAAAGATCAGTATCTCAGGGTGGTAGATTAGCTCCGATAGTTATATCTAACGAGCTAACTTCTGGTACAGGGTTGATGAATCCGTCTATTTTTGTTAATTCTAAAAATGAGATTTTTATAAATCTACGCCACGTAAACTACACGCTATATCACTCGGAGAACCAGCAACGCTTTATCAGCCCGTGGGGGCCGATGGCCTACCTACATCCGGAATCAGATTTAGCACTTAGAACAACTAATTACATTTGTAAGTTAGATGAGAATCTATTAATAAGTGGTTACGGGGTAGTTGATACATCGGAATTTGATGTCACTCCGCTCTGGGAATTTACTGGAGAAGAAGATTGCCGTTTAGTTGAATGGGACGGTAGATACTACATAATTGGTGTAAGACGCGATACCACCACAAATGGTGAAGGTCGTATGGAACTTAGTGAAATCACAATTAATGAAGAAACCTGGGAAGTAAAAGAAATTTCTAGGATACGTATTCCTGCTCCAGGAGAAAATCTTTCATACTGTGAAAAAAATTGGATGCCAATTCTTGATAAGCCTTTTCACTTTGTAAAATGGACTTCTCCCACAGAAGTTGTTAGAACTTATCCCGAGCTTCCTGCTCGTTGTGAGCAAGTATCTCTAAGTCAAGGATTAGTGACGTCTAAGGACCAGCGGGGTGGTTCTCAAGTGGTTAGGTGGGGAGATGTCTATATTGCTATAACACACGAAGTGGATCTTTTTAAAAACTATTTAAATCAAAAAGATGGAATTTATCGACATCGCTTAGTTGTTTGGGACGAGCAGTTTAATCTCATTGGACTCTCTCCAGAACCACTAACATTTTTAGAAGGCCGAGTGGAGTTTGCAGCCGGAGCTGCTAAGTATGGCGATGATCTCTTGGTTAGCTTTGGTTTCCAGGACAATGCATCTTATGTGCTACAAGTTCCTAAAGTAGTAGTAGAAGAATTAATTTCTGATGCTTTACTGACTACTAGAGTGGGAGGATAGTAGATAATGTACGAAGAGTACTGGAGACAAAACACTTATGAAATTGCAGATAGAGTTTCAAATATAAAAAATCTTTTAAAAACTTCTACTCCTTTAAATACTAAATTTACACGTAAAGGTAGCACTGGAGATGGTGGTTACGTGATTGCAGATGATATTAAATCTAATGATTATCTTGTCTCTTTTGGTATTGACAATAATGTTGATTTTGAAAAATCAATAAGTGAGTATGGCTGCAAGTCAGATTTATACGATAATTCAATTGACAAACTGCCATCTCATGTAGAAAACTCGACATTTTTTAAAAAAACTATTGGAACACATGAAAATGAAATTTCTTTAGAGGAATCCATAAAAGATATAACTAAAGATATTATTTTAAAAGTAGATATTGAAGGTTCAGAATGGGACATATTCTCTCAAGTTTCTTTAGAGGATCTGTCTAAATGCAGACAAATACTTATAGAAGTGCATTGGATGCAAAATCTAAATAACAAAGATTTTTACAATAAAGCATTAACTGCGTTTACTAAACTACGTAGCACCCATACCCCTGTATTAGTACACGCTAATAATAACGTTCCACTTATGATTATAGGTAATTCTCCTGTTCCTATGGTTTTTGAAATTTTATATCTTAGAACTGTTGATTACACTTTTGCAAAAAGTGAAGATCCATTTGACGGGTTAGTTGTTAAAAATGATGTAAATTTTCCAGAGATAGGTCTTAGTTTTCCGTGAGTGTAGATAATATTAAAAATTTAGTAATTAAACTTGCTGAAAACCCGTTTGATGCTTCGATTAATTTTGAATTAGCGTTAGAGTATGACTCTATGAATCAGCCAGCTTCTGCTGTTTCTTTCTATTTACGTGCTATTGAATACGGTTATAAAACTAATTCATTGATTGTTTATACTTCGCTTCTTAGAATGTCTTTATGTTTTGAAAGACAAAAAGATAGAAAGCATACTGTATCTAATTCAATACTTCAAGCAATTGCTTATCTACCTAAAAGACCGGAAGCATACTTTTTATTATCAAAAATTTATGAAAAAGATCAGAATTGGCAAGAATGTTACACTCAAGCAGCTATTGGACTTTCAACCTTAGATAGTCCTTTAGTTAAACTTCCAGCGTTTATTGATGGCTACCACGGGGATTACGCTTTAGAGTTTCAGCAAGCCGTTAGTGCTTGGTGGATTGGCAGAAAAGAAGAGAGCATTGAACTTCTTAAAAATCTAAGTGCTAGACCTGAGCTAAGTCTTTTATACAAGGACGCTGTAGAAAATAACCTAAAAAACTTAAAGATTTATTAATCTACAAATAAAATTGCATTTGAGAGGCGTCCTGAGCAGGAGCCTAGAAAAAAAGAAAAAGACTAAATTACGGTAAAGCTGTTGCACCTAATACTACTGAAACATCATCAAGGTTGAACTCACCGATAAAGATGTCTGTTGGATAAATTGCGAGTACTATCTGTGTTGAAGTTGCTAAAACATTCTCAAATTTAAAATACTGCCAATCAGTAGATGTACCTAAAAGACTTGTTGTCGTTGAACTGCCTAAAAAGTCAATTTGGTAGGTTCTTGATAAATCTGCATTTCTTAGCCAAAAGGATAAAGAATATCTTTGTCCAATAGTCAAACTTGTATCTTGAATATAGTACGCATATGGGCTGTTTTCTCCATCAAAAGAAGTATTTAAACTTGCTGGACTTGACCTAAAAACACTTGTATCTCTAACAGGATTGGTTGAATTTATCCAACCATTAAGGTTTACAGAAAAACTTGGATTAGTGACAAGGTTTGTCGGGGCAGGTGTAGACCCAGCCTTCACACTGCCAATCAATCCTGCAACAACACCAGACATTATGTAAGACCGTTACCGCTAATAATCCAAGAAGCAGAAGTAATTTTTACTGCGGTAGCCATGCCGTAAGCAGCTAAAGTTCTAGTTCCTGTAGTTCCGGGACCTGCTAAATACATAGTGTCAGTCGTAATTGCAATGCTAACAGATACGGTTGCTAAATTTATAAACGTAATTGTTGTACCAATTTGGTAACCAACGCTACCACTTGCAGGAATAGTTATTGTTTGAGAAGCGGTGCTTCCAGAGAAATAAATATGTTTACCTGCGTCGGCGGCTACTAATGTGTATGAAGCTGTTTTAGCGTTTTGCGGTAGACCCATGTAGCCAGCGGTAGTTGCAGAGGTAGCAGCAACAGCTGCTGCTGGAGTAAGAGTTGTGTTACCGTTTAGGGTTATATTGTTTGTTGCACCTGATACTGCAGAGCCGATGTTAATTGCTGTAGTTGAACCAGACACACCAGCTGTTCCGATGTTTACGGTTTTTGTGTTACCGCTAAGAGTTGCTCCAGTAATTAAGTTGGCTGTAGCGTTGGCTGTAGTTCCGGCAATCGTTAAAGTAGTTGCCGCAGCAGCCATTGTAATAGTTGTTGGAGTTGCTAGTAGAGCAAGAGTTGCAGCGTTTGAGTTTATTGCTGGAGAGTTTAAGTTTATTGAGGTTGAAGATATAAGGTTTGCTGTAGCAGTGTTGGTAGCATTTCCGATTGCAACAGCAGAGGCGTTTGTTCCACCGATAGTAATTGTTCCAAAGGCTCCAGTACCTGGCTTGGCACCGACATCCACGGTGATGTTTCCGGATGCGCCAGTGCTTGAACCTCCGGAGCCCGTTGAAATTGTTAGATTTCCTGAGCTTCCAGCCGTTCCCGCACTGGCTGCACCCGTGGTAAGTGTAATAGCACCTGAAGTGTTTGTACCGCCAGCGGCTCCAACGGCTCCGGTAGATAAAGTGAGCGCACCTGAAGTACCGTTTGAAGCTGTAGCAGTACCAGTTGACAAAGTTACCGCACCAGAGGTGGCTGCTGAGTTTCCAGAACTAATAAGAACCGTACCCGTTGTACCAGAAGTAGTGGTTGTTCCAGTTAAAATGTCGATAGCACCAGAGTTAGCTGATGTTGTATTTGTCGTAAAGAAGTCTAGGTCTGTGGTTCCAGTTCCACCTGTGATAGATGTGATACCAGTTAGTGCTTGGTTAGCACTTGATACTTGTGTCGCTTGTGTGCCTATAAATGCACTTGTACCGACGGTACCTTGTATTCCCTGTGTTCCTTGTGTTCCTGTTCCAGTAATACCCTGAGCACCTGTACTACCTTGCGCACCTTGCACACCATTTGTTCCTTGTGCGCCTGTTGTACCTTGTGTGCCTTGCGC